CGCCGACATACCGGCCAACCACGCCACCGTCAGGAATCCAAAAGATATTCGCGTCAGACGTAAACCAAAACGTACCCACGCCTGGAACCGTGCAGAGCGAGTACGGCGAGGACGTGCCGACCGTTCCGTCAATGAGCTTGATACTGGCGTCGTTGTCAACCGGCTCTGCCAACTCCGTGACATCGTCGCCATAGTTCGTTCCGTTAATGAGGTAGTAGGCGCGACCTTGGAGAGCAATCGCGCCGTCCAAGATCGTGTCTGCGGTCTTGAGGGTCGTTGGATGCAGCGCCGTGAAGGGCCCTTGCTGACTCGGCCGTAAGGTCGCCCAGCTACTGTTGCGACTCCACACGGTATCTGATCGAGGATCTGTACGCTCAATGCCGTCGTTCGTGATGCCCAGCAGTCGGTCTCGTACCGGCACAGCGGCCGTACGGAGGATTGGGATGTTTGTCCCAGACAGAGTCGCGTACGTAGTTCCATCATAGTACGACAGTGCGTTCGTCGCGTTCGCGATGTACGCCCGCTCCTTGATCGACCACGTAGACATGAACACATTCTTGTTCGCGCTCAGACTGGATGTCAGCACCGTCTCAACACCGGCACCAGACAGCACGCTCAACCGATTGTTGTACGCAATGAGGTTCTTCTTCTGGGGAGCGGCTGCTCCACCGAAGTAAAACATGTGTCCGCCCTTAATCGCATACGGACCCAGCGAGGTCGAGTTCACCCGCTGGTTCGAGCGTCGAAGGCGGACACTACCGAAGAACTCGCAGTTCTGCATCAGCCGCGACTCCCCCGGCTTGAGGTTCTCGTCGCTGGAGCGCAAGTTGATGCCCAACTCAGGATCGGCCCAGGTAGCACTGCTCTCAGCGACTTGATTACGTAAAGCCATTAGGTATCCGTGTACGTACCGTCTACGATGTTGCACGCTGTACTTGCGTACTCAGCCAACATCTGGTTATAGATCTGCGTCTCAGTGTTGCGCCGGTCTTCGTCGAAGCGTGTCATCACTCGAATGCCGATGCCCTGGAAGTACAGCGCG